CTTCGTGGTCTAGAATTGGTGCCCACTTCTCCTGCAGTTGTTCAGCATTGAACATTTGCATTTGAATTTACCTCTTTAGTTTAAAAAGTTTTGTTTGAATTTATGATTTAAAAATCACTTTTTAGCAACTCTGGTCATTGTCTGAAGGTATCTTTCCATTGTGGAGGATACTGCTTTGGACTGATAATCAGTCGCTTCACTCTCTTCAGTCAAGTTTTCAGACTTGCTGTTTGGAGTGCTAGTTTTGCTTGGGAAATAAGATTCCTTAAGCGTTTCTAACTTCTCACGATAGCCGTTTTCACTTTCAAACTCAACATTTTCTGCTAGAGTAGCGAGCTTATCCCTTTGTGTCTGTGCTAGACCTTCAGTAACTTCGGCAAAAATTACA